ATGGCAAATCTACTTTACGTTGACAATTCCAATGTTTGGATTGAAGGCATGCATGTTGCGGCTTTCAAATCAGGCAAGGTTCCGGACGTTTGGACTGCTGTAAAAGGCAATATTTGCGATCATAATTGGAAAATGGACTTTGGGCGACTCTTTGCATTTGCTGGGGGTGATAAAGTTGGGGTGCGTAAAGCCACTCTTTTTGGCTCCAGACCGCCAAAGAATGATTCATTATGGGTTGCGGCCGAAAAACAAGGGTTTGATGTAGTCACTTATGACCGCAATGTTGCAAACTCTGAGAAAAAGATTGATACCGACATTGTTGCAACAATGATTGAGGATTCTTTTACGATTTTGCAAGAGGGCGATGAGATTACCCTTGTCTCTGGCGATTCTGACTATGTCCCGGCAATAGAAAAACTAACGAAGCGTGGCATAAAAGTACATGTTGTGTTTTGGCAACATGCCGCTCGTGAGCTAAAGCAAGCAGCAACAACATTCACCCCACTTGATGATTATCTCGATCATTTAGCAAAAAAGTAAAACGGCATGAACTAATTTCGATTAGTTAAACGCTTGTTTTAAAAGGCGCTACTCGGCATGGGATAGCGCCTTTTTTATTAATGTTTATACAGATGTTTATACAGCTTTGTCTGAACAAACAAAAAAACACCAGAACAATACTGGTGCTTTGTAGGGGGATGAACCTCTTTCAACGCCTTAATTTATCTGGCTTTCGCCACTGATAAGGTGGAGACTTCATGCGTTGGCGGTGCCGCTGTTTAGCGGCCAACACCATAGCTGTTTTAGTGCGGATTACCAGCTTATCCTGCCCGTTAAGTTCATGGCCCTCGCGACTAGCAATCTCTTCCAGGGCAGCGATAAGTAAAATTTTATTCATATGAGCCTCTATTGCTGATCTTCTGCATAAATCCCGGCGGAGATAATTGCGCCGCCAATTTCCCGTTGCCCATAAAGCAGGGGAACGGGATTGCCAGATGCTGTCGTGTTAACGGGACCACCAAACGCATAGGAGGGTTTGTTATCAGGTTCCTGACGCATTCGCAGGCCTGATACCTGCGGGGAAAGTAACTGGACTACTCCACCCAAGGCCATTGATGCTCCAACAAGGCCAATGTTTAATGCAGCGCCCTTCCCAATCAGTGCGGCACCTGCTGGACCAAGAGCTATACCACCAGCAATCAATGCTACACCGAGAACAGCCTGGAACAGACCTGCCCGCTTACTTCCTCGTATTACCGGAATAATTCTCAGCTCATCACCCGGCCCCAGGAGTTCAAACTCTTCGTGTCCGATATTGCGGCGATCCCGGAAAATAACAAAATCCAGCCCCTTTGCCCGAGCCTCACGCAGGTAAGCATCAAAGCCATCAATGGTGTTAGATAGCGCCCTGAATACTTCATTGGCAGACGTTAACGCGCGGCGATGTGTCCTGCCAAATCGCTGAGCCATTGAGCCGCTGAGTTTTATCGTGGTTTTCATAGTAGTTAATACCTGTTGCATATTACCCCCTGTCAGATACCGTTAAATGTCGCCAACCGTTGTTTGTGGTTGTCGCTCATATCGAAAGCAAAATCCTCGTGCTCAGCCTGGAAGGTACCGAACGCCATCAGCGCGGATACAGCCGGGTCTATCTTGTTGGAGGATTTCTTCTTGTTGGGCTTAATGTTGGCGTTGGCATCCGTCTCCATCACCACGTTACCAATCGCCCAGGACAAAACAGGATCGCCGCGATGGCGCACTACCTTACGGTTAACGAACACCTCAAAGGATTTCGCCACCGGACTGAACTTGAGATAGGTTTGCGGGAAAGGCTCCACATCAAGCCCTGCTCCCTGTAGCTGGGTGCGCAGGTGCGTGGCGTTCCACGTATCGAAACCCACCAGCCGGATATTGAATGTTTCAGCGTCGTGCAGAATATCGTCACGGATGCGGTCATAGTCGATGCAGTCGCCGGGGGTAGTGCGTATCCATCCCGCTTTTACCCACTGGCGGTAGATGGCGCGGTTTTTGTTGGCGACGTTAAGCAGCTGCGCTTCCGGCAGATAATGACGGGTAAGGAGTCTGATCTCCCTGTCGAACGGGAAAGCGTAACTCACGCTGGTAATATCGCTGGTTGAGGACAGGTCAAATCCGGCGTAACACTCCATCCCGGCCAGATCGTCTTCGGTGTAGTCGAGTGCACAGGCATCCCATGCCCCAGCACCCATCCACGGTGTGGAACCCTGACACCAGATATTGAAACGCTTGGTCAGCATCTCCACCCATTGCGAAGGTATCCCCCGCGCTTTCTGGATGGTGGATTCCAGTTTCGCCGCGTCAACGGACACATGCAGATTAGGGTTGGCCTTGATCCACATTCCCGGCTGCTCAACCTCGCTTTCGTCGTCCAGCTCGTAGATCAGGACAAACAGCGAGTCATTGCTCTCTTCCCCGGCCAGAATCTGACAGCAGTAGTCATAATGCTGTTTACAGGCGGAGACAACGTTACTCCCGGCTGTCGTGATGGCGAACAAAATCGCCTCAGGACGTGCGCCCATACCTAGCTCAAGCGCGGAATAAACGCCGTTATCCGGGTGAAGGTGGTATTCATCGACAATCGCCAGGCTGGGGTTAGTCCCTTCAATGGTGGCCGCTTTCGCCGCCAGAGGCTTTAGCAGGCTGTTGCTCTTCGGGAAAATGACTTTATGCGCCTGAATATTTACGCGCTTTTTCAGCGGTTTTGACAGCAGGCACATCTGGCGGGCATCGTCGAACACGATTCTGGCCTGATCCCGGCTCACCGCCGCCGTGTAGATATCCTGCTGGCCCTTCTCCATTACCAGAAACCAGTTAGCCAGCATGGCGGCCACGGTGGATTTGGCGTTCTTACGCGGCACCTCAATAAATGCGCTGCTGTATTTCCGGCGTCCTGACTCCCTGACCTTAAAGCCCAGCAGGTTAGCAAAGGCGAACTGCTGCCACGGTTCCAGCTCGATAGGCTGGCCCCGCAGCGGGCCTTTGACGTGTGGACAGAGCCGGGAGAACGCAATAAACCGTTCTACGGTCGCCGTATCGAACTCATAACGGGGGTCATTCAGGTCTGAAAAGTACCTTTCCACGGCCTGTTTTACGCGCTTACAGGCCGGGATTTCACCCGTTTTTATCGCGTTTGCGTACTCATTCCAGACGGTCAAGCTCGTCTTCCTCTTCCGTTTCTACCGGGTTACGGCGGCGGCTTACCGGATCAAAGCCCAGCAGCGACGACATTTTAATCATAATTTTTTCAGCATCTGCCTTTGCACTCAGTGCCGGATTTCGGCTCTCGCCCCCTTGGCTGTTAACAATGCTGAACCCACGGCTGGCAAGGTCTTTCACTGCTTTTCGGTACATCGAATAGTTAACGCAAAAAAGCTCAAGATTGTTCCAGTCGGCGGGAGTCAAATCACCGCGTTCGGCCAGTTGCTTCGCCTTTGCTTTCCACTGCTGCGCGGCTAACTCATCAAGGTAAGCTGGCGGTTTTGGTGGTCTTGCCATAAAAAATTCTCGTTTCCATCGCGTTTTATTTTCAAAAAAATCACCGTGCGTAAAAATTTGAGGGGGCAGGCGGTGCCTTGCGGCTGGGGTTTTGTCCTGAAAACCTCCCCCACCCCGTCCTTGCGGCCTATCAGCGGTTGCGGAAGCATTCCATCACCTCCCGCTCACGTTCGCTCATCCGCTTCACTGGCTGGCGCTCATTGCGTCTGGTGCGGGTCTGCGTAAAGCCATCACGGCATCGGGCCAGCGACTGATACAGATTCACCACGTCTTTCTCATTCATCGATGGCCTCATACATCCAGTTATTACGCTGTGCTGCCCGCTCTTCCTGCTCGATGTAGAGCCCTGCTTTACGGTTCGCTTTGGTGATGGGGTCCTGCTGCGTGGTCTTCTGGTTATGATGTGTCTGGCATAACGGCTGGTGGTTCCACTCCGGCCAGAACAGAACATCATCACCGCCATTGATAGGGATGATGTGATCGACAATCTTTGCAGGAACGTAGAGGCCCAGCTTCTGGCACTCAACACAAAGGGGGTGACGTTTCAGATACTGAGCGCGGTACTTCTCCCATGAGGCAGAGTAACCACGGGCGCGACGATGGCCGCGTCTGGCATCCTGCTCCCGCCACGCTTCCCGCCTGTGCTCGTCACACTTGCCGGACCTTACCCGCTTATTACATCCCGGTTCGGTGCACCGGCGCATTGGCTGCCATGGCATCAGTACACCCCCACATCACGATAGACAGACCACAGCGCAGAGATAGCCAGCGGAACCTCTTTCGCCTCAGCATCGGCAATCATCGTGCGGTACTCGTACAGCTGAGAGACGTACATCAGGCAACCAATCTTGATAGCCGGGGTGAACTCCAGCCCGTTATCAAACCGCTTGCCGATATGCTTCTGGCAGACCTCCAGCGCCGCATCGATGTACGCCTGAATCAGCGCATCCTCCTCGGAGCCATCAACACGACAATGCAGCTTTGCTTCAGTCAGGGTGATTTCAGTAGTCATTTCTCGGTCCCCTGTTTGCAGAGAATCTCAAGGCGCGTCATACCTGAATCCGGTATGGGTGGCCCGATAATGTTGAGCGTTGCCCCGGCAAACGGGCCAGTCAGCACCTTCAGACGGTTGGCAGCAGTAATATCTCGACGGAAACGCACCCAGACGCGGATCGTTGCTTCGGCAACCTCGGCACCAGCCGCTACCAGTTCACGACCGCTGATCCCTTTAACCTCAGCCCAGATGGTTTCCCCGTCTTCCCAGGTCTGAATAACCTGACCAGATGGATCTCTGTGAGTAGTGAATACCCGGATAGTTACCCGGTTTCTCAGTCCTCCGGCTCTCATAAGTCACCGTCCTTACTGATCTTCACTTCCTGCTTCCATGCCTGGCTGAACTCATCACCACCTTCACGCGGCGGCATCCCCTCACGCTCACGGGCTTCGTTCGGGTTCATGATCCCGTTCTTGATGCCGCGCTCATAAGTGGCGTAACGCTCGGTTGGGGTGGCGCGGAGAAGGTCAGCAGAATCAAACTCCACCTGATAGCGGGTTCCCGGAACCGGAGAGGCCACCAGCAGCGCAGATTTGATTTGTTGTTCGAAGTTCGCCAGCCACGGGCGCATTGTCATAGTGAGAAATGCGCGGCTCGCTTCGCTGAAATTGCTGTAGGTGCTGTTGCTGTATTCCTGCAAGAAGATGGGCGACACGTTGAACATGCGGGCAATGTCTTCAATGGTGAAGCGACGGGAGGCCAGCCATTCGGCATCCTGATTGCTCATTCCAAGCTGCCTGTAGTCCATGCCACCTTCAAGGATCGGTGTTTTACCGGCATTTCTGGCGCCCTTGTAGCGATCCAGTGCATCCATCGCCTGTTTGCCCTTCACGCTATCGAGCCACTCTTTAGTGACCACCACGCCAGCCGCCATCATGCCATCTTTCATAATGCTGGCACCGTGGCGCTGCTGTGCCAGACCTAACCCCAGCGCCTCACGGCAGACGGTGATAGGCGAACGCCCCAGAAAGCCATCATCGGTGGAGTAACGCAGATGCAGAATCTCTTCCTGTAGATAGGTGCGCACAGCCCCGGTAAACGGCTCTGTAACGGTGTATTTGTACTTATGCTGGCCGATACGCTCGGGAACAACCGCCCCCGGCGCATACGGGTGCAGGGATTGCGGCTGGCCGTCGCGGCCCCACTTGATCACCGCATAGGCGTTACCATTCAGCAGACAATGGCGCATCATCGTGCGTTTAAACTGATAAGGCGTCTGGCAGTCGTTAGGCTGCTCGTTCAGGAGAAAATCTACCGGGTGATTGTTCAGCCATTCTCGCGCCTCACGCCCGTTATCGTTGCGCACGCGGTAGAGATAGCAGGGCATTGTTGCCACCGCCTCACTGATAACTGACACGGCGTTCATCACCGCAGGCAGAGATTCCGCAGTACCCGCAGACACATACTCGCCTGATCCGGTATTTGGAATCCCTGCCATCGCCAGCCACTCATCAATGGTCATGCTGCGCTGTTCGGAGGATTCAGACTTACGGCCAAACGGCCAGATATTCCACATATCAAAGCCCCGCTAATTCAGCCCAGCGGCGACGGTTATCGCCAGCGCGGCGCAGTTCAGGATGTTGGGAGAAAAGCGAACGGTGAGCGATTTCCACGCCAGATTCCGGGTAGGCGGGCATTGATGTTACGGTAATTTCCCGTAGTTCAGCGGCGGTCACGGTGCGCAGGTAAGGCGATTGCGCAATATCCCACGCCTCTTTCAGCGCCCGGAAACCAAAGCTCATGCCGGAGATATCCCCGCGCTCCACCAGCTCCAGCACATCATTGCCAAGCTGGGTATTCGGCGGGGTCAGCTCAAAGCGCAGTCCGGTATCGTCTTCGGACAGCACCAGCGTGCCGGATTTAGTGCGGCCCAGCAGCTGGGTATAGTTATGCTCGTACAGCGCACGCACATCGCTACCGGATGCCAGGCTGTCTTTAAACGCGCCCGGCGCAAACTGCTCGCGAAACTCGTCCCAGATAATTTCTGAGAGACTGTTCCAGCGTACGGCATAGCCCACCAGCTTTTTGTTGCTGGTGCTCACTTCGGAGGTACGGATTTCAAAATCGATTGTTTTCATTACTGGACTCCACAGAGGGCAAAAAGGGGCCGCAGCCCCTTAAACGTCAAATCAGGAACCGGAGCCGGAAAGCTCAAGCACCTTGATGGCGTTGGAGTCCACCACGCCGCCGCCCAGGTATTTATCGGTATGCACCTTGTAGAAACCCGGTTCGGTGATGTTGTCAGGGCGGGTACGCACGCCAGTGGTGTGATCCACAATGAAATAGCCGCGCTTGAAGTCGCCTACCGCGAGGAATGCTTTACCTGCCTCCGCATCCGACATGGTTTCCAGATACTGAACAGGACGGCCCAGCAGCGTATCGGGAGAACCGGCAACCAGACGATCGCGCCAGATGTAATCCCCGTTACCGTTTTTCAGCTTTTGCAGCGTGGCGGCGGTGTTGGAGTTCATCACCCATACGGCATTTTTGCGGTATTTGGCTTTCAGCTTGTACAGCAGATCGATCAGACCATCAGAGGTGACAGCGGCTGTTTCCATTTTCTCCAGCGTACCGAATGGACGGGTTTTGTCGCTGGTGGCCGCGCGGGCATAAACAAGGAAGCCTTTAGATTTATCTGTACCATCGCCGTTAACAAAATCATTTTCTTCGGTCGCGCTGAAGGTGTCGGCGATTTCAGAAGACAGCCAGCCCAGAATATCCACCTCGGAGAAGTCGAGAATCTCCTGAGTGGTTTTAGGGTAGGCGTAGATCGGGTTGAGTTTAATATCAACGCGCTCCATCTTCGGCGTGGTGGTTTCGGTACGCGCTTCACCTTCTTTGCCACGGTTAACGGTAGTACCTCCCACAGATACCAGTTTCCGGTATTCGTTGGTTTTAGTGGTCTTCACCGTGGCGATGGAACGCATCACGCTGTCATCCTGCAACTGGCGCATGATCTCTTTGTCCAGTTCAGGGATAACGGTATAGCCGCCATCAGCCTGCACCAACGTGGTAAGTGAGCGGGTATCGCCCGTCATGATGTAGTGTCGCAGTTCGTCGTTGCTCACTGTCTTACCATCAACGGAAGTACCAGGCAGATTGCGCTGATCATCGGCGACGGCCTCAAGGCGGGTAATTTCAACTTCAAGCGCATCAGCCTGGGCGCGTAGTTCGTCGAACTGTTTGCCCTCTTCATCGTTCAGGCTGCGTTTTTCGGTGTCGGCTTTGTCCAGCATGGAACGCATCTGGGTTTTGAGTGCGGCTTTCTGCTGGCGTAATTCGAGTAATTTCTTCATGGAGTGGTTTCCGTAACAATTAACGTTGAGACGTGAAACCAGCGCGGGAAAGGGTGAGGCCGTTTAATCTTTTTCTGCATCTCACAGGCTACTTCGCGCAGCTTGATTAAACGGCCAGTGGCGGCTCACGTCTGAGTGCCACTCTTTAAGATATACATGTAAAATATAAATAAAACCCCATGTTAATAAACCAGTAATACGGGGTATAAATGATTATAAGTAATTTACAAATCTATTCCTTGGTACAATCCATAGCATCATCAAGTAGCTGGCGTTTCTCTTTTAGCCCCTCAATTAATATATCCAGTTGCTCTTTACTGGCTGCAATAACATCACCTGAGAATTGATGCCGCAGGAAGCCATTGTGATCCACAAAAAAGTAAGCCTCCCGCTTTACCAACTTCCGGTATTCGGTCAGCGGCATAATCTGCAAATCTGTTTTGCTGTCTGGTATGCCAAACATATCTTTGTGCTCAGCAATCTTCTTGATAAGCACTTTCGAATAAATAACATCATCGGACTGGTTAGCCATATAAGTATCCTTTTAATGAATTGTTTCGCCGCGTTCCGGCATCTCTTTACCATATTTGAGCGACATCAGCAGGCGGTGTAGCGCCTCTTCAGGCTTAATACCCAACTCTTTACCCATCTCAATCGCTTTCTCAATAGCAGCTACAGCCATCGCTTTTGCTGCTTGCTTAGGGAAGGTGCGAATAAGCAGGTCATTTCTTCCCAAGCTGACTCGCTGATTAAAATTTCGCGGATCTGGGCCGATTTTTTTCCCGCAAACACATCGAATCAGCCTATTTAGGCTATTTTTTCCACCATTTCTGGCGTTATTTCCGGTTTTTACTGAGATCTCTCCCACTGACGTATCATTTGGTCCACCCGAAACAGGTTGGCCAGGGTGAATAACATCGCCAGTTGGTTATCGTTTTTCAGCAGCCCCTTGTATCTGGCTTTCACGAAGCCGAACTGCCGCTTGATGATGCGAAACGGGTGCTCCACCCTGGCACGGATGCTGGCTTTCATGTATTCGATGTTGATGGCCGTTTTGTTCTTGCGCGGATGCTGCTTCAAGGTTTTTACCTTGCCGGGACGCTCGGCGATCAGCCAGTCCACATCCACCTCGGC